TTATCTAGAGAAACAGGCTTATCACCTGAAAAAGTAATTAACAATATTAAGGAGTTAGCAGTATGAACGAACAAGATAGCGCACGCGCAAAACTATGTGATCTTAAAGACAAGCTAGGGGTGCCATTAACCGAAGCGGCAAGGCGTATCAAAACTATACGCTATTTCAGATTAAATCGGTTCCTGAAAGGCAAACTAGATTTAATGCCGGAAGAGTTAACCAAGATAAGCAAGCTATACACACTAGAATTAGAGAATGCTTATCGTCGAGATAAGGAGCTATGATATGGGGGCTTTATGGCAGGTAGTAGAATACGATGGCGCCAGTAGAGAAGAAACGCTCATCTTGATGCAGGAAAGTGATGCTGAATTTATTGCAGCAGAGCTTAATCTTGATGAGCGTGACCCAAATAAATTCTACACAGCAGAGGAGTACAAGAAATGAAAATCTTTCTATGTTTATTTGTTGTCGCCTTAATGTTGGGAGGTTTTGTTGTTTTAGATCATAAACCTGAATGCACTAACACAAAGGTTTCGATTATGCAGGAAGGTGTTGAATTTAAGATATACGCTTGTCGCAAAGTCGGGTGGTTGGAGGTATTAACCCATGGATGACGCAATTGAGGTGCTAAAGAAACTTGACGATCAGGGTTATGGAGAGTTATCCATTAATATCATTAGAACACTGTTATGGGTTGCTAAGCTGGGAAAGTGCGCTAAATCTGATTTGATGACATTTTTCCCAGCGAAAAAGGATAACACTGTTAAAAATCACCTTTCTAGATTGAAACGCATGTACCTGATAGAAGTGGATGAACGAATCAAGCTTGGCGCATATAACAGATATGCAGCTGTATACAAACTAACCGAAAGCGGAAAAAAGGTGCTAGGATTATGAAAACTCTATATTATTATTTGCTAGGTGCAGTATTACTTACTCTTATGGTTTTGATCGTGCCGGATAGTTCATATGCGGATCATGAAATATCCGTTGGATTATTCACAGAGCATTATGAGAGTGACCGAAAGGACTACAACGAAGACAATGAATTTATTCAGTACACATACAGAAAGGATAATGACTACGCCTATTCAGTGAGTACCTTTGTTAATAGTCACTTTGAACGCTCTTATGCTGTCGGCGTAGGACACGAATGGGACGAGACAATAGGCGTGTATCTAGCGGCTATACATGGTTATGAGAATCATCTAAAGACGCATTACGAGGGTGTTATATTCATTCCTGTGTTCTACGTTAAAACATATGGGTTTAAGCACACTGTGATGGGGCCTGTTTACAACCTTAGCTACACATTTAAGTTTTAGGAGAAGTGATATGAAGATCGCACCGGGCACATGGCCTAGTTTAGATTATAACCGATCGGTAAAAACTGACGCGCCAAACACTAAAAAGGGTGAAAAGTTACCAAGTGGTAATAAATATAATGTTATATGCAAGGGTCAGACTATTGATGTATACGATGTGCTCATGGCGTTTGATGTTAGGAACCCCGCTGACCAACATGCAATAAAGAAGATGCTAATGCCGGGGAAACGAGGCCATAAGGATGCCATTCAGGATCGAAAGGAGGCAATCGACAGCTTAAAAAGGGCAATAGAATTGGAGGAGAAATAACCCATGGAGTTCCTTGTTTTATTTATCGTTGTTTTTTTGCTTTTGTTAGCTTCAGGGGAGAAATAAATTATGTTATGCCCACATTGCCACGGGGACCAACTGTCTATACATTCAAAAACACCACCCAGATGGATTTGCGGTGATTGCGCGAAAACAACCCGCGCCCCAGTAAATGGGGTGAAGTTTTCGGAACAAAACATAGACAAGGAAGTTATTGTTGTAACATGGGCGCAGAATGCTACCCCAGTTGATAAACGATTCCTAAAATCATTGCGCACATACCTGAAGCACAACAAAGCTCAACTTCTTGTTATACCAGGAAGGTATAAAAACCCGACAAGCACATGGACGATAAGCCAAGAAAATCACGATTGGTGGGATGATGAGATATCTAGCGAGCTACTTGGTGATCGCATTCAGCTCACTAAAAACTTAGTGGCTTGCGGTGATATTCGCATCCAGCCTACGGCAGCAAACCCACTCATGGGTTCAAAACGGACAATTACAGGAGCATCATCAGCGATATTCGGTCACCCGCAAATCGCATTGGATACCGTGCCTACACCTCAAAGCAAGATGGCCAAGCTCATTACGACAACTGGGGCGATTACTAAACCGAACTATACAGATTCAGCCACTGGCAAGAACGGCGAGTTTCATCACCAACTCGGTGCAACTGTAGTGGAGCTGGACGGTGATACATTCCACATTAGACAGATCATTGCTGACGGTAATGGCAAATTCTATGATCTGGATAAGCTATACAATGGCGATAAAGTCACAAAAGGGCACCGGCCAGAAGGTCTGGTGTCAGGTGATTTCCATGCTAAGTATGTTGATCCGAAGGTGTTGCAGGCTATATGGACGGATAAGGATTCCCTCGTCAATACATTGAAGCCTAAAGCGCAGGTTTTCCATGATGTGTTTGACGGCTATTTCGGATCACATCATCATAAGCACGATCCATTTTTAGGTGTAAAAAAGCACTTTAATGGAGATAATGATGGTTATAGCGAAATAAAAGACACATTAGAAAAATTAGAGTACTGTCTGAAATGCGACACAAATTACATTACGAAGTCAAACCATGACGAACACCTTAGCCGATGGCTGAAAGAGACGGATTGGCGCAAAGATCCTCAAAATGCACAACTCTATCTAGAGACAGCATCAGCATGGGTTAAGGCCATCAAGGAAAACAAGAAGTTCGATGAGCTGGAGTTCTGGTGTGGTAAATTAGATATTGCTAATAAGGCTACATTCCTTGAACGAGAGGACGTTGTATCTATTAAGAGCATTATCATATCTATGCATGGAGATAAGGGGCCTAATGGAGCGCGAGGTAGTAGGCGTGCATTTAATTCAATAGGCGCCAAATCAATCATAGGGCATGGACATGGCCCCGGCATCGAGAAAGGCTGTGTACAGGTTGGCATTAGCTGTATTTATGGCCTTGAATATGCTACCGGCTCACCTTCAAATTGGATGCAAACATGCGCTTTAATATATCCAAATGGTAAGACAACACTGGTAAATATTATTGATGGCAAGTACTGCAAAGGATAGTATTGATATGTGATCTACCCGCTGATGGAGGTGATCAAGAAAGGGGTGGGTTGCCACCATCCAAGCCTCAACACGCTGTGAAGCGTTTGGCTAAAAATTGAGGTATCTATGAAGCAAGAATTATACGAAGACCAACACACCCCCTGGAAGCCGTTCAGGCATGTTATAGATGATCAGGTATGTTACCACGATGCCGACCATAGAATGGAGATGCTGTGGCATTACGGAAATATTGATGAGTTTATTTTAGATGTTTTAAAGGGTATTCGTGATGACAACACTGGTGTATAGCAAAAAAGAAGGCGTGATCGCCGTAGATGGCAGAGTGACAGAGGGGTGCAGAATATCATCGGACACTTACAATAAATATATAACTAAAGGCGATAATACATATTTCATTGTAGGCGGTATTGCTGATGCAGAGAGATTGATCGAAGAGGTTGAGCATGGTAATGAGGAGGTGGATACGGATAACAGTTGGGATTGTCATCTAATATTAGCATCCAACCCGCCAAAAGAAATTTATGTCAATGATATGGGATTTATTGACCAGATAGAGATGTTGGATGACTACGCCTCATATGGCACCGGCGGGGATTATGCTTTATCCGCTTTGGATTTAGGCAGGACGGCCAGACAAGCCGTTCAACAGGCCATGAAGCGTGACATATGCACTGGCGGCAAGATCAGGGTGTTTGATCTAAACAAACAAAAGTTTAAGTGATATAATCCGGGCATTATGTTACAGGAAGGTATCTGATGGATAAGTCCTCAATAGACCCGTTTGACCAGTTTTATTGCATGAGTCGCAAAGACTCTCATATAAGTTTTTCTGTGAGCGAGATTTTTAGAACTTATGGCGACAAAACTTGTATACGCCGACAGGCTTTGCATAAGTTCGGAGAGAATCCGACTGTAGGAACGGTTCAAGCACCTGTCAGTTCTTGGGGTCAGTTTGAAGAATATCAAACAAGCAACATTGTGCTAAACATATCAAGCTCTAGTGCTAGTGACACAGGTGAGATCACTATAGAGCACATGACTATAGACGGCAGTAATAATCTAACCTTTGGCACTCAGACCGTTACATTGCAAGGACAGACCCCCGTAGCCCTACCTACGGCAGCGTGCCGGTGGACGCGCATGATATCAGCAACAGCCGAAGTTGGAGATGTATACATATATAGGGGCACAGCGACTAACGGCGTACCTGACGATTTAACCAAGGTGCATAATCAAATTAGAGCTGGGTTTAGCCAGAGTCAGAAAGCCGCAACCAGTATTGCAAGCTCTAATTATTTTGTTATGACAACGCTATGGGCTGACATACTCAAGAAAGCCAACGCGAGTGCGATTATATATTTTAGGGTTAGACAACTTGGTGAGGATTTCAAGGTAAGACCAAAGCGAGGGGTTGATTCAAGTCATGCGCTTAATTATAAATTTGACCCCTATGAGATTATTCGGCCAAATTCCGATATAGAGGTGTATGCTGAGGCACTAAGTGGGAGTGATAACGATATCACGGCGGGCTTCGACGGGTATTTGGCGGATATTATTAGTTAAGGGGGATTTATGCCAGCGGGTAGACCGACAAAATACTGTAAAGAGTTATTAGAGAAAGCTGCTGCTTATGTCGATAGTGAATTCATGACAGAGGGCCAACTGGTACCAACTGTAGAGGGTATGGCGCTATATGTTGATTGCGGCAGAAGAACACTTTATGACTGGGCAGCGGATGAAGAAAAAGAAGAATTTTCGCGCATATTAGAAAAATGTAATGCAAAACAAGCAGTTATGCTCATGTCAGGCGCCCTAGGTAACGACATGAACGCCAATATAGCCAAGCTAATGCTAGGTAAGCAGGGGTACTCCGAGAAGAGCATACAGGAGGTTACAGGGGCTAATGGTGGGGCCATTAAAACAGAAAATAAAGTCGAGTGGGTTGTCCAGCCAGTCAAACCTTTAAGTTCCGATGAAAAAAACTCTTAAAGTCAATTATAAGATATGGGAGGGGATGCAAAAGCCTCAACCTATTATTGTGTTTATAGGTGGCCGTGGTTCGGGTAAATCGTTAGGCGTTGGTGATGTCCTTACTTTTGAAATGGATCAAAAAGGGTATGATGTGTACTGCTTGCGTGAGTTCCAAGATTCTCTTGGTGACTCCGTTCATAAAGTATTCAAAGGTTCGATCGAAGAGAGATTAGGCCTAGACAATTGGGATATTCTCCAAAGCACAGTAATAGCTCCAAATGGAGCAAGCACAACATATAAGGGGGCTAACAGGAATCCAGATGCTATGCAATCAGCGCAAGGGTATTTGCGTTCATGGTTTGAAGAGGCGCACAGAGCCAGCCAAGCATCATTAGATAAGCTGCTCCCTACCATTATTCGTAACCCCGGCGCTAAATGTATTTTCACAGCCAACCCTCAATCGTCAGGCGACCCATTCAGCCAGCGGTTTATTGTTCCATACCAAGAGCACTTAGATAAATATGGATTCTATGAGGATGATCTGCATTATATTTGTGTGGTAAATTGGAGAGATAATCCTTGGTGGAACGCTGAGCAGGAGCAGCTAAGGAAATGGGATTACGAGAATCTATCTAGAGCTAAGTATGACTGGATATGGGAGGGTAAATTCCTAGATACCGTGGACGATGCAATTATAGAAGCTGAATGGTTCGACGCGTGCATTGATGCACACGAAAAACTTGGTTTTAAAGTTGTCGGCAAAAAGGCTGCTGCGCACGATCCGTCCGATGAGGGTGGAGACGCCAAGGGATATGCATTCCGCCATGGTGTTGTATTTAAAGATGTCTGCACAAAAGAAAGCGGCGACGCCAACCAAGGGGCGGATTGGGCAGTGGATAGAGCTATTAGCCAAGGGGCGCAGGCGTTCACATGGGACTGTGATGGCTTGGGAGCTACACTTAGGCGTGATATTTCAAATGGATTTAAGGGTCAAGATATAGATCAAGTTACGTTTAAGGGGTCTAATTCACCGGACAATCCAGATAGCCAGTATCAGCCTACTTCAGATAACGCAGCTAAGGCTATGAAAAATATAGAATTATTTAAAAACAAGCGCGCCCAATGGTATTGGGATTTAAGGGATAGGATTTATAATACCTATCGTGCTGTAGAGCATGGGGAATACATTGACCCAGATAATTTAATTAGCTTTAGTAGCAAGATAAGTCAATTGCAGCAATTAAGATCAGAGATATGTCGAATACCAAGGAAGTACAACGGTGCAGGCACGATACAGATTAAAACCAAGCAAGAAATGAAGACTATGGGTATAGCTTCGCCAAATATGGCGGACTCTGTTATGATGTGCCTGTCTATACCTGACAAAGTAAATAAGAGAAAACGACCAAAACCTAAGCGGATGCCAATTGTATGACCGACCAAATGACAGAAAGTGAACTAGCCACAGTTACCGATTACATGGTGCAAAACTCTGTTACTGAGTCAGGCACCTATAATGACGATAATGAAACCTACCTGCGATACTATAATGCTGAGCTATTTGGTAATGAAGTTAAAGGGCGTTCCAAGGTTGTCAGTACAGATATTCGAGATATGGTTGAGTCGGACATGCCTAGCTTGGTACGCACGCTCATTGGCGCTGGCGACCCAGTAGAGTTTAAGCCTATCAACAAGTCCACCGAAGCCGTACAAGAAGCCAAAGATAAACAAGCGGTTGTATCACATATCATCAGATCTATTCGCAATTCCTTCCGTACTCAGCACGATTGGCTTAAGGCTAGTGAGATACAGAATGTTTCCGCCTTGGAGTACGGCGTAGAAGAAATAAGGAAGCCTAAGTACAAAGTGTACGAGGATATTTCTGAGGAT